CCTCAGATCGGCCGCCGCGGCGGTGTTGAGATAGGTCTCCCGCACCTCCTTGTGGGCCACGAGATCGGCGAAGAAGGCCGAGCCGCATTCGGCGCGGACCTGCACGGCGCCGGCCGAGAGCCCGCCCATCGAGTCCTCGACGCTCTCGATCAGCGCCTGGCAGCGCTTGCGGAGCGCCCCGGAGGCCGGGCTCGCATTGTCGAGGTCGAAGTCGATCTCGGCGGCAGGCGAGATGCCGAACTCGGTGAAGTAGTTCACCACCGTCGCGTGGTCTTTCGGATCCTTCACCAGCCCCTGGATGCCGTTCAGGAGGTGGTATTCGAAGGTGGTCTCGGCGTCCTGGCGGAGCTTGCGCAGGCGGTAGGCCACCTCGGTTTGCACCTGCTGGGTGGCGCTCTCCGAGCCGAAGTCGCGGACGGACTGGATCTCGGAGGCCCAGAGCACGTCCTGCTTCTTGAACTGCCGGCAGACGAAAGCGCGCATCTCGCGCCGGTCGGGAACCTGCTGCTCGTAGGCCGAACCGCGCTCGGAGAACGGGATCAGCGAGAGCGTGCCGTCGCGGCTCTCGATCACGACGGTGCGGGAGCGCACGCCACGCGAGCTGAAGAGGGCCGAGCCCGAGAGCAGCGCGGGCTTGTAGGGGATGTTCTCGAGCGCGCGGGTGAGCTCGACGATGGTGAAGGCATCGCCTTCGAAGATGTCCATGGTGGCCATGAGGATGCCTCCTGTCAGGATTGGGTCAGCGGACGAGGATGCCCGCGGCGAGGAGCGCGGTATGGGTGGCCGCGATCTCCCCCTCGCTGGGCGTGCCCGCGAATACGAGGTCGTGGCGGTTGACGATGGCGGGACCGCGGACGACCGCGACGGCAGGCGCATCGCCGGCGCTCGCATCCGCCTTGCCCCAGAGCACAGCGACGGCGGTCTCGGTGCCGTCCACGGCCGCGGGGTCGTGGGCAGCGTACTTGCCCGAGGCGGTGATCTTGCCGAGCACCGTGCCGGGCTCGAGCGTGCCCGAGGCGACGGTGATCGTCTCGCGGGTGTAGTCGCGGAAGGCTTCCCAGACGAGGAAGCCGCCGGGGTGGGTGCCTTCGACCAGCGTGGTCATGAGCTTATCCTTTCAGCTTGAAGGTGCGGGCGACGATCTCGCCCCAGGGGCGCGCGGTCGACGAGCGGCCGGGCTGCGGGTGATGCGGCGCGATCTCGGGCTCTGCCTCGGCCCTGGCGGCGAGGAGCGCGGCGCGGACATCGTCGAGGCTCGCATCCTGTTCGAGGAATTTGCCGGCCATCTGCGGCTGGCCTGCGAGGCGGCAGAGATCGATGACGGCCCGGGCATGGCCGATGGCTTCCGCGCGGATCGTGGCGGGGTCCGGCGGTGCGCCACTGGGCGGCGGCGCCTCGACCGGCGGCCGCGGGGCATCGGAGGCGGCAGTCTGCTCGTCCCCTGCGTCCGCGACCTCGTCGTCTTCGGTGGCGGCGTCGGTGGCCTCGGTGTTCGCGTCGTCGCTTTCGTCGCCGGGCTCCGGTTCCGCCTCACCCTCGACCAGAACCGGCGGCGCATTGCGAAAGCGGCCGATGTCGAAGCGCGCGGCGATCCGGACAGGCTCGATCAGCCGGTCGGCGAAGCCCTGCGCCACCGCGTCACCTGCATCGAACCAGGTCTCGGCGGCCATCAGCGCGGAGACCTCCTCCCGCGTCCGGCCGGATTTCGTGGCATAGCCGGAGACGAGGCTGCCCTTCACCTTGTCGAGCGCCTCGGCCATGGCGCGCATGTCCTCGGCCGTGCCCATGACGAGCCCCGCCGGATCGTGGATCATCAGGAAGGCGTTCTCGGGCATGACGATCTCGTCGCCCGCCATGGCGATATAGGAGGCAGCCGAGGCGGCGATGCCGTCGATCCAGACCGTCACGGTTCCCTCGTGGCGCTTGATCGCATTGTGGATCGCGACCGCATCGAAGACGGACCCACCGGGGCTGTTCAGCCGCAGATCGACGGGCGCGCCCTCGGGCAGCGCGCCGAGTTCGGCGAGGAAGCCCTTCGCCGAGACCCCGTAGGCGCCGATCTCGTCATAGATCGCCACTTCCGCACCCGTTGCCCGGGCGCGGATCGCATACCAGCTTGCCATGTCGTCACTCCTGTTCGGGGACCGGATCGGTCGCCGCCGCGCCGTCATCCGTGCCGTCCCCCGCGCCATCGCCGGGCTCGGGCCTTGTTGCCGGCGTCGCGCGGGCGCCTTGTGTCTCGCCGGGGCTCGTGCGGTAGCGCAGGCCGAGACCTGCCGCGCGTGCCGCGTCGGCCGCGTTCTCGCGGTCGACTTCCTCGATGTCGTAGCCGGTGGCCTCGACCACCTTGCGCCGCGAGGTGATGCCGGCCTCCATTGCCAGCACCTGCGCCTGGATGTCCTTCAGCGGATCGACCCAGTCCCAGCGTGGCGGAATCCACTGCACCGGCCGCGCCGCCGCAGGATCGGCATCGAGCGCACCCGACAGCACGGCAGTTTCCATCCAGCGCGCCCAGACGGGGCGGCAGAACTGGTGCACGATCACGCCATGCTGCAATTGGCCGATGCGGCGCCGAAACTCGACCAGTTCGGCCCTGAGGCTGGAATAGTTGGCCTGCCGGACGTCGCCGGTGACGAGGTGATAGGGCAGCCCCAGCGAGGCCGAGACCGAGAGCAGCGTCCGATACTGGAACGCCTCGTAGCTGCTGCCGACATCGGCCGGAGACGAGAACTTCACATCCTCGCCCGGCAGCAGCACCTGCATCGTGCCGGGCTCGAGGCTGGCAATCGCGGCACCTTCGGCATCGGCCGCGCCTTCGCCCATCAAGGGCTCCTCGGGCGCGGTCTTGGTGATGAAGCCCGCGAACATCGCTGCGGTCTTCTTCCGGTCAAGCTCCGCGTCATCGTACTGGTCGAGCAGGAACAGCCGCACCATGGCGGGTGCCACATGCGGCAGGCCCCGGATCTGGCCCGCGTCGATGGGCCGGTAGATGTGCAGAACGTCCCCGGCCGGGACGCGGACAGTATCCGGTACCGCCACCCGCTGGTCCGTGCTGTCGCCCGGATGACGGCGGCGGAAGTGATAGGCCACCCGCCGGCCTACGCGATCGAACTCGATCCCGCAGCGGATGCGGTTGCCGCTGGCCGCCGTCTCGGTCTTCTCGAACGGCAGCATCTCGGACTGGAGAAGCTGCAGCTGCAGCGGCACCAGCAGCCCGTCCTCGGCCCGGCGCGGGCGCAGCCGGACGAAGCACTCGCCCGCGACGAACATCTCGCGGGCGACCATGGCCTGCAGGCCGTAGAAGTCGGTCAGCCCGTCCGCGTCGGCCTCGTCGGTCCAGGCGAGCCAGAGCCGCTGCACCCGGTCGCGGAGGTCGGCGTCCCCGATCAGCGAGGACGGCTTGATCCCGTCGCCGACGAGGTTCGCGGCGAAGGCCTCGCAGGCATTGGCGGCATAGCCGTTCGTCACGACCAGTTCGCGGGACCGCGCGAGCAGACGCGGCCCTCCGGAGGCGACCAGCGCGTTGATGTTCTCGAGCGGCGGGTTCCAGCCACGCAGCCGCCGCTTCGCCATGGCGCCTTCGAGACGGGCGCGCACGGCAGTGGGGCCGCCGGTGGTCCGACGGCGAAAGCGGTCGAACAGCTTCATGGGATCAAAGGCCCTTCGCCGTCGTCACGCGCAGCTGCCGGACGATCCGCCGTCCCTCGACTGCGGCGATCTCGCGGTCCAGCGCCTCGATGGCCCGGTCGATCTCGGCGATGCTGCGATAGTCCACGGTCTTGCCGTCATAGCTGACCCTCGCCACCCCCGAGGACCGCTGCGCGGTCAGCGCGTCGCGGCGTGCGCGGAGCTCGGCGGCCGTGGCCATGGATCACCTCATGTAGCTCGAGCGCACCGTGCGCCGACGCGGCACCGTTCTTGTCGGGACGGACGGCGCGGTTGCCGTGCCGTCCGTTGGCCCGCCCTGCTTCGCCACGCCGAGTTGCGCTTCCAGATCGGCCCAGCGTGCTTCGGGCCAGCGATCCGCGCCCGCGATCCACGCCGCCGCGCGGGCATAGACCCGTGTGTCCAGCGCCTCGTTGCGCTCGCGGAGCTTCTGCCATTCGAGCCGCGCGAAGCCGCGTTTCGTGCGGACCGTCACCAGCTGCTCGGCGGTCAGCTGCTTCAGCCATTCGCCGTCCGCCCAGTCCGGCAGGTGGATGGTGCCGGGCGGGCACAGCGCGCCCGCCGCCTGTTCCTCCCGCGTCGGCCGGTCCTGCCGCAGGAAGCGATAGGTCTCGGCCTTGAAGGTCGATGTGGCCACGGTCCAGAGCCGGGCGCCGCGGCGGAGACGCTTGCCGGCGACGGTCGCGTCGACATAGGTCGGCCCGGTCACCGGGCTCGTTCGCGTGAACCCTTCGACGCCCTTCACCGGCGCCACCTGCGCGAACCCCACCTGCCGCGACCAGGCATAGACCGCGCTCGTCTCGTAGCCTGTGTCGACCGCGAGCCGGGCGAGCGTCATCCGCTGACCCGAGGCATGCGTCCATGTCCGACCGAGCAGATCCGTAAGCTGCTGCCAGCAGGCCGGATCGCCGGGGCCGCCCTCGAGCACGAGGTGGTCGACGAGCCAGCTTTCCAGACCCCGGC